AGTCACTGATGTTGACTGCACTGCAAGACAGTACAAATAATCAAGCTGCAAAGCGAGAGTATTGTCAACCAGGGTATTAAATCCCCCTGAAGGATTATTACCAGTAACAAAGATCAACCAGCCGTCGGGAGTGATGTAATATTTATAAATGATACTATTCGCATAGAACTGCATTCCATTGCGAACATAATCATCCATATTAACAATCATCTTATTTCGAATTCGATAGATTCGAGTCTGAATATTATCACGGAAAGTTTCCATGTGAGACGCATCAAGACAATGCATCTCACACTCCTCTCCATCAGGCCCAATCAAAAATTTCGCCATACGATCCCAACCGCCGTAAAAAGGTGACATTCCAACAGCAGACCAATCAGATGTCCGAGACATCTCCAAAAAAGCATCATTTTGATCGCCATACAACATGAAACCGATGAACCAACTAATGATATCACCACACATGAATGTACGCGTTTTACGCTTCTCAGGATCAGGGTGCAAGAGCTTGTCAATAGGCCGAATTTCTCCTTTCGGAGAAGATTGCCAATAGACATGAGTCAGATGGTAAGAAACACCCTTACACATCCAAACAACGTCGAGTTTACCAGTCTGCAATATCTGAAATATGCACGACTTTAAAAACACGACCTCATCAACTACAGAAATCATCATTCCCTTGGTTTTATACCCTTTATTCCAGGGATAACCAGGTGATGTACTCTTTGTAATATTAGCTAAGGCATCATCAAATGTCCGAACCGCTCCATGAAAATGAGGAGACAATATAAGTTCCATCGCATCCGTAGCACGATCCAAGGCTTCTTCATCAGGAAACCAAGGATAGATATTCAAGTTCTTCTGAAAGTCATTCATCAACATTTTGCGAGAAAAAACGCTAGGGTAATACCCCATTGGAGGAGCATACCCAGCATCACCCGTTAAAGCCAACAATTCTTGATTTGTAGGAACATTGTGCTCCCCAAGTATACCAGCAGTAATGCGCT